TGGTAGGCGTTTTAATTAGGAGATTCTGCGATGGCAGAGGAGCCGCCAATCGTGTTAAGAGAAAATTCTCAGCTTACGATAGACGTAAAATCTCTAGTCGGGATAATTGCCATGCTGCTATCTGTAGCGGGAGTTTATTTTACATTGACTGGGCAGATCAATCAGCTTCAACTGGATGTAATTAGGCTCCAAGATTCCGTCGCGCTTAACGAAGAGTTCCGGATAAAGTGGCCGCGCGGTGAACTAGGCGCTTTGCCTGATGATGCGGTACAAGATTTAAATATTAAATATTTGCAAGGGGCCGTGGACAAAATTCAAGATGAATATGACGAGCACGTTGATGAGCATAAAGCACCTGTAAAATGAATATTGAATTGCCTTTGGCCCCGAGCCAAAAAGAATTGCAGGAGCTGCACTGGGCCAGACGTGAAAAAATGGAAAAAGAATTTGCGTGGTTGATTGTACAGGCGGTGGGCAATCGGAGTTCTTTTTTAAAAAGGGTAAACATTAAGATCACGCTAAAAACGTGCGGGGATGAGATAAAGGCAGACCAGTTAGAGGCCCCCGCTAAATTAATTGTAAACGCGATTCAACGAGCAGGAATCATCAAAGACGACGATCCTAAACGTATTTCATTGACGACGTGTTGGGAGCAAGCTAAGAAGAAGAAGGGCCAAAGGATTTTCGTTGAAATTAAAAAATGGAATCTGGAGGAGTTATCGAGATGACGATCTGCGCTTGGGCTAATCAAGCGATGTTCCACGTGGAACAATGAATATATTACCGGTCGAATCTGTTGAAATTTCGGAAAAACGGCTAAAGCTAGAGCTTCGGCTGGAGAAGTTGGGTCAGCATGAGGTCTGCCGACAGGACTTTTTAACCTTTGTGCGGACCATGTGGCCGCAGTTCATTGTCGGAGAGCATCACCGTACCATCGCAGATAAGTTGGAGCGCATTGCCAAGGGCGAATTAAAGCGGCTTATTATCAATATGCCACCCCGGCACACCAAGTCTGAATTTGCCAGTTTCCTGTTCCCCGCGTGGATGATCGGTCGCGATCCAGCCATGAAAATCATCCAGGCCACGCATACCACGGAACTGGCTATCGGTTTTGGTCGCAAGGTTAAGAACCTGTTGGAGCGCGAGGAATATACGGAAGTCTTTCCTGATACAAAATTATCTTATGATTCGAAGGCTTCGGGCCGTTGGGACACCAATAATGGCGGTATGTACTATGCCGTGGGCGTCGGGTCGAACCTCGCGGGCCGTGGCGGAGATTTAATCATTATCGACGACCCGCATTCTGAGCAGACCGCTATGTCCAACACGGGATTTGAGGATGCGTGGGATTGGTATACCGGTGGGCCGCGCCAGCGCTTGCAGCCGGGCGGAGCCATTGTTCTGGTGCAGACACGCTGGTCAGAAAAGGACCTGACTGCACAGCTTCTCCGCGCACAGGCCAAGGACCACGGCGCAGATCAATGGGAAATTGTGGAGCTTCCGGCCATTTTACCTTCGGGTAAGGCTTGTTGGCCTGAATACTGGCCATTGCAGGATCTAGAGCGGGTTCGTGCGTCGATCCCGCTACACAAGTGGAACGCGCAGTATCAACAGCAACCCACCAGCGACGAGACTTCCATTTTGAAAAGGGAGTGGTGGAAAATATGGACCAAGGACCATGTGCCGCAGTTGCAATATGTCATACAGAGTTACGACACGGCATTCAGCAAGCGTGAGACGGCGGACTTTTCCGCCATTACCACATGGGGAGTATTTTTTCCTGAAGAGGGGGGTCCGCCCAATTTAATTTTACTGGACAGCAAAAAGGGCCGTTGGGATTTCCCAGACCTAAAAGAAGTTGCCTTGGAGCAATTTAATTTTTGGGAACCGGAGACGGTTATTATTGAAGCGAAGGCGAGCGGCCTTCCTTTGACGCAGGAGTTAAGAAACGTAGGCATTCCCGTGGTCAACTTCACACCCAGTAAAGGGAATGATAAACTAGCTCGGGTTCATGCCATTTCGCCGTTACTCGAAAGCGGCATGGTATGGGCACCCGAAGAAAGCTGGGCGGAAGAACTCATGGAGGAGTGTGCCGCTTTTCCTCATGGAGAGTACGACGACTTGGTGGACAGTATGACGCAAGCACTGATGCGGTATCGTCAAGGAAATTTTATTCAGCTACCCACGGATGACTGGGAAGATGACCCAAGCACTGTAAAGCCTAGGGCCTATTACGGCTAGTATGCTAACTAAAGAATTGAATAATGCAACTCACCGAAGCAATGCTGGATCAATACAAGCAACGAGGAATAACTGCTCGTCCGGGTACTCCTGCGTTTACTAGTCAATTACGTACTGCTGCGGCTAATATGCCACCACCACGATCTTACAGCGAATTCTATAACGTTGGGTCCGGGTGGGCCATGCCGGAGCAAACTTCGGAAGAAGCAGCGTGGACTAACCCCGCATATAACCCAACCCAAAATGATAACGGATACACTAGGTTCGACCCTAACGTATATGGAGGCGGGTTAGAGAGATCCAAGAATTTCGAGTCTGGAGCTAGAACTTTCGCAGCTTACCAGAAACTCAAACCAGGGCAGCCCGGATACGATCATGCTCAAGGAGCACTGAAAAAACTATATCACAATTTCGGAATAGACAACTGGAGATCAGCATCCCCCAGGCAGCTGTTCGAAAGCTTTGACTTAGAAATGAGAGGGCTGCAAGAGGACAATCAAAAAGAGAATTTTAAGTTTGGTGTAGGTGATTTAGCTAAACTCGTAGCGGCAGCAGCGGCTACTGTGGCAACGGCAGGTGCGGCGGCACCTTACTTTGGAGCAACGTTAGGGGGAACCATTGCCACCGGAGCGCTAGCAGGCGCGGTTGGGGCTACTACCAGCGGTGTGCTTAATAACAATTTAAGTTTAAAGGGCGTCGTTACGGGTGCGGGTATTGGTGGCCTATTAGCTGGCGGCCAGTATTATTTCAAGCCCCCCGTGGTTAACCCATCAGCGTTTTCCACGGCTTCCGGATCCCCTTCTTTTGCATCGCAGGCAGGCACTACCGCCGCCGGGACATCCGGGCTTTTGAGATCAGGATCCTCAGCATTAAACCCTTCTTTTGCATCGCTGGGAGGCACTGAATATATTACCGGTCCCGCTCTTTCCGGAGGAATAAACTCAATCCCTGTAAGTTCTGTGGGTGGCTCCGCCGCCAATGTATTTGGCGCTCTTCCCGCCACCGGGGAGGTTGCGTTTGGCCCAAGCCTATCCAACTTGAGCGGTTCAGAAGGAGTTCTCAGTCGTTTCCCGGTCGGTTATCGCCCGCCGCCGCCCGAAACGGTTTCAGCAGGATTATACCCTTCAGGGATTGAAGGGAGCGTCTACGACAGTGGAGGAATACTCGGTGGAAAAGTAGGTGAGGTAGCTTCCAAGGTATTGTCGCCGAGTGCCCTGCTTCAGGCTTCAACATACGGGAGCAATGAGGTCCCCGCAGGCGGTGGTCTGTTTAGTGGAGTTTTAGATCAGTTACCTCGCGCTCCGACTATAACTTACCTGGACCATGCCCCGATAAGCTCCGGGGTTCCGGCACAGGCTGGTTTTGAACGGACTTCAAATATTGGTGTGCCGTCAAAATACAGCTCTGTACCGACCGAGCTGCCCCCCGATACCGCACCTCCTCCCGAACTTCCTTATGGCTCGGGCTTTGATCCGTATGCCTCGACAACGGATCCGAATTTTGACGTATCGCGGTTTCTGGGCGTTGGGTCGTTGAACGAGACGGGGCAGAACATGTTCCGTTTTGCGCATGGCGGGGGCGTAGGTTCGTTGAACGAGACGGCACGGGCCATGCCTTATGCGGCGGGCGGTATTGTTCGCGCTGCTTCTATGGTATGGCAACCGTTCAAGGTAAAGATAAAAAACCAAGCCATTTTTGGGGACTTCATGGGTTATACCAAGACGGGCAAAGTAAGGGTTTTGGATCAGGAATCGGGGGTGGAAAAACTTTATCCGAAGAGTCGGGTAAGACGGGCCTATAGCGACGAACCCTTACCGGACGAGCCGGTAAAAAAGGTCCTTGGCGGGGCCCTCGTCAAGGGGGCGGTCAAGACACTAACCAAGCCCAAGAAGGCCCCAAAGAGAAAAGAATACAAAGACGAGTTTTCTGAATATGAGGTGTATCATGGGACACGGGATGACATTCGCGAATTTAATCTAGACCACCCGAACCGAAAGGACTCTGGTTGGTTGGGAACGGGGGTATACACCAACACGGATCCCCGAATAGCCTCTGCCTATAGTACGCTTAAAAGGGGTGACGTGGGTTCAAATGTGATGCCTCTCAGGGCTAGACTAGAGAACCCCTATCACGCCACGCAGGCAGAAAAAAACAGACTAATGACAATATCAAACAACCAAGGCGCGGAAGCGGGACGCGAAGCGGCGGACGCATGGACGGCAGAACTCAAGCAAAAAGGACATGACGGGGTAATTTTATCTTCCGGTAAGGAAGGGCACAGAGAGGTGGTGGTATTCGACCCCAAAAACATCCGCAGCAAATTCGCCCAATTTGACCCCGCCAAGAGGGGCAGCGCCGACATTCTTGCTGCCACAGGCGGCGGCATCATTATCAAAGGAGCCGCCAAGGTTTTAACCAAAAAACCGGAGGCCCCTCGGCTAATGCTTACCAAGCAGAATTCCGGATGGTATGAGGGAAGTATTGGAAAGCATGCTATAGATCTCGACCGAAATGCATCTCCCGACAGGAAGGAGTGGGTGCTTAAAGTCGATAATGAGTGGGAGGAAACCTTCCCAACAAAACGAAGCGCAGTGGAACACATTAAAAAACGGTACGGCGCGTCATACGCCACAGGCGGCGGCATCAGTTCTCTTAATGGGATAGCGCGAAACATGACTCGTTACGCTTATGGCGGTGGGGTGGGGTCTATGAATGAAATTGCACGGTCAATGTCGGTATAATGCTTAAAAACCAGGACATAAAACATGGCTACTGATCCTCGCGTATCGCTGATGGAGCGACGGAACAACAACCCGGACATAGAAGATATGGCTCTTGATATTGAAATCGAGCAGCCCGGAACCTTATTTCCTTCTGCGGACGCAATTCCGGAGGGAATTGAGATACAGGAAGAGGAAGACGGCGGGGTTACTGTTGATCTAGATCCAAGCTCTTCCAGAGAAAGAGATTCGGAAAACTTTTTCGATAATCTGGCCGAAGAACTGGATGACCGTGAATTGGGGGCTATTGCTAACGAATTAACGGCGGAGTTTGAAGCCAACAAAGCATCGCGTGGGGATTGGGAAGATGCCTATGCCAACGGATTGGAACTGTTGGGCTTTCATTACGAGGAGCGGACGCAGCCGTTCCGTGGTGCAACCGGCGTTACCCATCCTTTATTGGCCGAAGCTGCCGCGCAATTTCAGGCACAGGCGTTTAATGAAATGCTGCCCCCCGGTGGACCGGTAAGAACGGTCATTTTGGGGGATTTAACCGCAGAAAAGGAGCAGCAGTCTCGGCGTGTGCAGGAGTTTATGAATTACTACCTCACGAATGTAATGGAGGAGTACACGCCGGAATTTGATCAAATGCTTTTTTATCTTCCTTTGGCGGGTTCCACTTTTAAAAAGGTGTATTACGACGAGTCAATGGAACGAGCGGTCAGCAGTTTCGTTCCGGCGGAACATCTTGTTGTTCCTTTTGAAGCGAGTGATCTCGAAACTTGCTCAAATATTACGCAGGTGGTCCGAATACCTCTTAACGATTTGCGTAAAAAACAAATTTCGGGTTTTTATCGAGACATTCCGGTACATCCGGGGCAATCTGAAAGCTCTAGTATATCCAAGGAGTTGGAATATCTGGAAGGCGTTCACCCCTCGACTATCGACTATGATTGTACGTTGCTGGAATGCCATGTGAATTTGGATCTGCCGGGGTATGAAGAACTCGGAGAGGATGAAGAACCCACCGGAATAAAGGTCCCCTATATAGTTACCATTAGTGAAGATAATGGACAGGTATTATCCATTCGCCGGAATTATCAGGAAGACGACCCGCAGAAAAAGAAGATCCGGTATTTTGTACATTACAAGTTTCTGCCGGGCTTTGGCTTCTATGGACTGGGCCTGATCCATACGATAGGTGGTTTGTCCCGCACAGCTACGGCTGCACTGCGTCAGCTTATTGACGCAGGTACGCTGTCGAACCTTCCCGCAGGATTCAAGGCTCGTGGTCTACGGATCCGGGATGATGAAGAGCCGCTACAGCCGGGAGAGTTTCGGGACGTGGATGCGCCGGGGGGAGCCATTCGGGACAGTATGATGCCGTTGCCTTTTAAGGGGCCGGATCAAACACTGTTTCAGCTTTTAGGTTTTGTAGTTGAAGCGGGGCAGAGATTTGCCACGATTACGGATTTGAAGGTTGGGGACGGCAACCAAGGTGCGGCAGTTGGTACGACGATTGCCATGTTGGAGCAGGGTACTCGTGTGATGAGTGCTGTGCATAAACGAATGCACTATGCCATGCGGCAGGAATTTAAACTTCTGGCTCGGGTCATGGCGGATTATTTACCCCCGGAATACCCTTATGCGGTTGTAAATGCTGACCGAGACGTTAAGGCGAAGGATTTTGATGATCGGGTGGATATTTTACCCGTATCCAACCCCAATGTTTTTTCTCAGGCACAACGGGTCACGCTGGCGCAAACACAAATGCAGCTTGCTACGCAGGCTCCAGAAATGCACAACCTGCATGAGGCGTTTCGGCGCATGTATGAGGCGTTGGGGGTACGAGATATTGACAAGTTATTAAACACCCCTTCCACAGACGAACCAGAGCCGAAAGATCCAGCACAAGAGAATATTGATGCGTTGGAAAATACGGATTTAAAGGCCTTTGGGGGACAGGACCACGATGCCCATATTATGGCGCATTTAATTTTCGGTACTTCTGGGACTGTTCAGGGAATGCCTGCGGTAGCGATTTCTTTACAGAAGCACATTATGGAACATGCCCAGAACAAGGCGCAGGAACAGGCGCAAATTATGTTCACGCAACAGCGAGAGGCTGCGGGTCAGCGGGAAGAAGTTGATGCGGGACAAGAACAATATGCAATGGAAGCATTAACCGCTCAGCTAATTGCACAGGAAATGCAGAATCTGAAGGTTATGAGTGACCAAATTGCGAACATGGGACAACCGGAAGGCCCTGATCCGTTGGTCGCGTTAAAAGAACAGGAACTGGAGATCAAGGGCCAGAAGAGTCAGGCGGACATTGCACAGGACCAAGCCGAATTGCAGCTTGACCAAAGCAAGGAAGTTCGCAAGGGGCAGGAATTTCAACAACGTCTCGCGAGCCAGGAGGGCCAAACGAGCGCCCGTATTGATGCTGCTCGTGAGCGTGAGATAATGCGTTTACAGCAGCAAGCCAATAGAGGGCAATAACATGAGTGCAGTAAAAATTATTAGTGGTCCGGTAGAAGCGCCAAAACCACAAAACAAGGCGATTATTCAAGGTCAGGGTAGTATTCCTTATGCCAAGACCACGAAAGAAAAAACGCCGAATATAGGGAAAGCTAAAATCACGGTAGGCCAAAAACGTGGTATGGGTGCCGCACAGCGCGGTGGTCGCTTTACGATGGCCTAGAAAAAGGAAGCGCACATGATTCCACTAATCGAGGCTGGTTTACGGATTATTGATAAGATAATTCCGGACCCCGCAGCAAAAGCCGAAGCTAAACTCAGATTGCTAGAAGTTCAGCAGACAGGAGATCTTGCAGAAGTAGAAGCAGCGATGAATGTCGTCGTCGCCGAAGCGAAAAGCGAACACGCTCTAACGAGTCAATGGCGTCCTATAACGATGCTAGTTTTTACGGCTATCGTTGCGAACAATTACATTATCGCTCCGTATCTAGCAGCAATATTTGGCTGGAGCGTCACATTAGAGATGCCCGACCAATTGTGGAATTTACTCAGCATTGGTATTGGTGGCTATGTCGTCGGCAGAAGTTCTGAAAAGGCGATAAAAAGCTGGAAAGGCACCTAAAGTTGAAGGGCAATTTTGAGCAATGTTTGGAACAGGTTTTAGG